TAGGACGGCCCCAAGAGTCAACGGGTAATACTCTGAACTGCCAGTCGGCAACATCGCGTCCACGGGCTTTCTTTTGGCTCACTGTGAACGTCACGTCTCCGGTCTTGTCGTTTTTATCTTTCTTAGTCTGAAAAACGTCAGTCACCTTACGTTCAAGGAATGAGCCAAGGTGACCAACCAGCTTCTCGCCGCCTGGGTTCTGGTGAACGATACACCAGACGCTGATATTGTAGTGCGAGGCAACTTGCATGCACTTGTAGATGATTTCCTGACACTCCTTGTTGTCGTTGAAGTCAGCAACCACGTCGAGCAGTCCGTCAATGAACACAGCCGTTGGCTTATATTCATAGATGGCCTTCAGCGTCATGCGCCAACGGTTGACGCTCGATGACGTCTTCTTTCCTTTGTCATCGGTGGTCTCAGGAACCTCACGCAGCATAATCACCACGAAGTCGTCGCTGTCCTCATTGATGGGTCGCTCACAAAGTGTCATCACGCGGTTCTTCACGGCGATGGTGTTCGCCTCCTCCATCTCGGTGTCTATGTATAACACCTTCGGGTGTGGTATCACGTCAGACAACTCATATCTGAGCTCACCATATTCACCGCAAAGTATTGCTGCCATAAATTGCGCCAGTGTCATCGTCTTACCGTTACCAGCCTGTCCTGTGATGGCATGGATGCCTCCACGAGGCGCGAACGGTATGCCATTCCAACTGAGCGTATATTGTGGTGCTTCGTAGGCTTTGGTGAAGTCCAGCTGATAGGGCTTGACATCGACCGCAAACCAATCGTCACCTTGTAGGAATATTGGTGTGGATGGTGCAGCGTCATTGTCGCCTGGCAGCGGTATTCCTGTTATCTCTTCGCTCATAACTCTCTCTGGATAGTGAGTGGCACCCCGTAGGATGCCACTCGTTGAAAAATTCGGTACTCATCACCATGTAGTGATTGCAATGTCCCACGCCTGGATGCTGTTAAACCATCGGCCCTCGTGTTCGCGGGCATCAATCTCAAACTTTACCAGTACTGGCGCATTCTTGTCAGGCATACCGTCGAAGAATTGCTCCCATTGCTGACAGCGTTCTACACCTCTCACTTCAAACTTTATTTTCTTTTCAAACTGACCAGGAATGACGGCCAGATATTCGTCGGTTCGCCACGGGTTGCCTGTGCGCTGTGACGTACCCACCGAAGAGTCCACACGCGCTTTCATTATACATTTAATTTCCATCGTTATTTAATATTAGGGTTGTCTTTCAGTCGCTTCTCTATCTCCTTCAGCTTAGCCTCTGCCTCGTCGTTCATTTCTCCGTCGGCAGGCTTTTTGCTCTTTTTCGGTTCTTTCTTTACCTTTTTAGTGGCATTGGCCTCTGCTTGGAGCTCACGAAGTTTCTTCTCTATCTCCTGACAGCGTTTGTTCAACTCTGCCACGGTCCGCATCATGTTGTCAGCTGCTTCCACATATTCCTGCCCGATGATGGTCTGGAACATAATACGAAGCATCTTGGTACTCTCCATCGGGTTCTCCTCATGGAGTCCCACATGAGTGATAAACCCTGCCAACAGTTCCATCTCGTTGAAGTAGAGGAAACCACCAGGGTGTAGTCCCTCAACGTCCAGCGAGTAACCATTGGGTAAAGTCTTGATAGTAATCTTTCTCAATTTGTTCTTCATCGTAGTGCTTGTAAATTTAGTTCTTTTTTAACGATAGCTTTGACAAACTTTACACGCTCGTCCCAAGCCTTACATTCTTCGCCGAGAGATTTCACAGCCTCCTCCTTTGTCGGCATGGGGTCGCCTGACATGATGCTTCTGTCTTCGAATACTACAGCTGCATGGTATTTCAATACTGCGTCGCCAGACCATGCTACGGGATTGATACTCAACTTTCCTTTCATATCTCTTTTGTATTATATATCCATATATCTGGTGCCAAGAATCTCTTCATATCGTTTGGGCAGGTTATTGATAATCATTGTGCGAGTCCTGTCATCCATATTCTCATTATTCAGCTTGCTCACCTGTTCTTTTAGCCAAAGAATGTATGATGGCTTCTTGATTTTGCCGTCAGCCTTCATTTCCAATTCATCAAGTTTCTTGTTGATCGTCCAATCTCTGCAAAGATAGTCATTGGAATGCTCACCATGACCACAACCACAGATGCGGATTAGCTCGCGAATGCCATCAAAGCCGCAATGCTGGCACGAAGCACAGCACTTGACTATAAGGACACCATGTGCGTTCCTTGTAAATTCCTTTTTTACTGCTTCCATATCTTGTCGTTTTTTTATTTAATACCAGCCAGCAGACATGTAGCAATCAATGCTACTGGCATTATGAATGCGTACACCCACCAAGGGAAGTTGAATGACTTGTTCTCATCCGTCAAAATTTCTAATAACTCTCTCATAGTCGTATATTTTTAAAGTTTATACTAAGACACCCCTCTGCGTTAGTGGCTTGGGTAATCACGCACCTTACGGTGGCCGCATTAATGTCTTATCTTTCTGGAGTGACTTGCCATGCTTTTAGTGGGATAAGCGTATCTGTGAAGCCTGTCTGCTTACGCCTTTAGTCCTGCCCTGGTAGTATCAACTCCGTCGGAGCCCTTCCCGTCGTCTGCCTCACGGCCTTTGTGCGTGCCAACAGCTTTCGGTTGTCTACTAACTGCCGCGTGGGTTGCTCCCTCTCTCGTATCTTTATCGTGCTCTTCAGCACTGTCCACAATGTCAATGAACGCTTTCTCCTTTCATCTAAGACCATCACCTTAACAACTTCAGGTCGTCATAGACACCATCCGCTATGTTCTTGGCTATCTCGAATCGAGGGTAAGCCCAACGTGTTCCTCGTGTCTCGCCATTCAAGTGAGTCACCTTCACGCGCTTCCTGGGCAGAATGTCACCGTATTTCTCAAGCCAATCTTTGGTGAACATGCCAAACTGCTTGCACAGATCGTCACCAGTAAGCCATTGCTCCTGTAGTGATAGCAGGGCCATTGTCATAGCCTTCTGCACCTCCGTCATAATGTCTTCTCTGAGCTTTCTGTCCATAGCAATTTGTCATTTTTGATACTTAATTGTATTAAATAGTCTTAAAAATCGGGGGTGCGAGGCACAACGTATTGAAGTTTTTCCTTATATTTGCAATCCACACTCGCCAAAGTGTTGCAAAGTGCCATCGTGCGCTTTTTGCGAAAAGACGGTCAAAACGTCTGACGGCTATCTTCGTGCATCCGCTGTGCAACTCGCTCGCCTGATTTCGGATGCAAATATAAGAATTAAATATGGTATCTATGTAGATTTATGGTGATTATTAAGGTAATTTAAGGTATCTAAGGTTATATTTAAATGAAATTAAGGAATAATATATTTGCAGCAGCGTTCGACTATCTCAAACGCAATACAGATATAAAGACGCAGAAGGAACTGGCACGTCGTATGGGCGTAACTGAAAATACCATTACGCGCATACTGAAAGATTATACTGAAGTCACCGAGGACATCATCACAAAGTTACAAACCGCATCAGGATGTATCTTTAACCTTCAATGGTTACGTGGTGAAGACTCAGAGCACATGCTGGCCGTTGATGTGGTAGAGACTCCCAAAGAGAGTAAGCCCGTCATAGATCAGTCCAGCATGGTCAATGCCGTTATAGCTGCCAAAGATGAAACGATTGCAACCTTACAAGCTCGCATTTTTGACTTGGAGCGCACCATCGCAGACAAAGAGACTATCATCAAAGCCCGTGAAGCTCGTATCGTCGCCTTGGAACGTCAACTGGCTGCTGCAAACAAGTCTGACATCGAGCATTATCCATTCGCTATTGGCGCAGCTGATGAACGAACCAACCCGTAAAATAAAAATGTACTAAAATGATTGCAAATGTTTTACACTCCATTCTCGTCAAACGCGAAAAACCTCCATAAACAAAAGATAATTCCGACCTCTTGCACAATCCCGCCGGAATCACTAAAGAAGCAAGAGGATGACGCAAGTAGGGGCGGCATCCTCTTTGTTTATCGAGGGTTTGGGCTGTTTTTAGGCAGTTTTGTGAAAATCGGATTTTGACGGATATGGCAGGATATTTCTCGGAAATGTTTTACACATGTTTTACAGTTTTACCGATGTTTTACACTTTTATGATTTAAGGATATGTTTTCGACAAGAATAGTGTTTGACCGAAGGGGTCAGGCAGAAAAAGATAAAAATAATGAAGGTTCGCTCGAAGTCAGAGTGACGGTTGACAGGAAGTCGTATTATATAAATACTGGTATGCGCGTGCGGGCGAAGCATTGGGCTGGGGCGATTGTGGCACGGCCTGACGCAGACGCGCTGAACAATAGGCTGGGCATTATTGTGCGGCGCGTTAACGAGGAGATAAACAAGTTCATTGAGGAACGCAGGCCGATAGACGTAGCGATTGTCAGGGAAAGGTGCTTTGAGGGAACAAGGGAGCCTGTGCGCACTGAGACGATGCTTGAATGGATGAAGCATGAGATTCCTCTACTGAATATGTCTGAGGGTACGCGGCGGCACTACCATCTGCTGTATGACAGGCTGGTGCAGTTCGGAAAGATGACGCGGTGGGGCGACTTGACGGTGGAGCATATCTACGAATGGGACACTTGGCTTCATGCGCTGCCTGTACGCCAGCGGACAGCTGACAAGCAGGCTGGCAAGGTGGCCGAACGGCTGAGTGATGCAGCGGTTTACAATTACCACAAGTACATGAAGTATATGATTGGCCGGGCTATGAGGGTCGGGCGGATAGAGCGCAATCCTTACGATAAGATTGGCACTGGAGAGTTTAAGACTGGTAAACGGGAGAACCTGGAGTATCTGACAGACGAGGAGATGCAGGCGATAGTGAGCCTGCGGCCTATGGCAGGATCGCCGATGTGCGTGGCGAGGGACTTGTTCGTTTTTCAACTCTATACTGGTATGAGCTATTCGGACACACAGCGATTCGACATCCGGCAATACAAGAAGGTGAGCGGTGTGTGGACATCTAATCAAGAGCGTGTCAAGACGGGCGTGGCTTACGTGTCGGTGCTGTTGCCTCCAGTGGTGGAGGTGCTGGAGCGGTACGGTATGCAGGCCCCGAAGATTGGCAATGCTGACTACAATCATGCGCTGAAAGCTATCCAGATGGCGACAGGTATCACGACACGATTGCACTCACATTTAGCACGGCACTCGTTTGCGACTTGGATGCTTCGTAATGGGGTGGCGATGGAGTCGTTGGCGAAGATGATGGGGCACACGACGACACGAGAAACGCAAAAATACGCGAAGGTGACGGCGCAGATGGTGCATGATGACTTCGGGCGGGTGGCTCGGCTGTTTGACGAAAAATAATGAGCCGCAATATCATTGCGGCATACGGAACATAAAAAAAATATAAAAAAATGAAAAAGATTATGATGATGGCGGTGGCTGCTGCCTTTATGTGCGGCTGTAGTAATGACGGTGAGGTGTCAGAAGCAAATATGGCAACTGGTGCTGAAGAAGCTGAGGTCATGTTTGATGTGAGGGGGAACTTCGTTATAGACGTGACGGATTTCCCGCAAGGTGGCGTGTCTAATGCGGACGGTGTGAATGTGACGCGCACGGCCCTGACCGATGAAGCGAACACGATGACGGACCTGTGGATGTGGGACTTTGTTGGTGACGAGTGCGTGCAGACGTTGCACCAAACGCCTGCCGATGCCGACTGGGGTACTCCGCGTGTAAATCTGAAGTTTGGCAGTCATCATGTCTACTTCGTCGTTAGCCGAGGAACTGGCGCGACGCTGGACAATGGGGCGCATGAGATAGTGTGGTCGCGTCCGAGCGACACGTTTTGGCTGGATTTGGTGATTGACGTGAATGGTAGCACCAACGGCACCAGGACTGTTGAGCTGGACCGCATTGCCACCCGTCTGCGTGTGACGGCTACCGATGAAGTACCCGATGACATATCAACCATTACCATCACGCCGTCGGTGTGGTATAACGGCATGAACTATTGCACGGGAGAACCTTGTGGTGTGGCCAACTCTCAGGATAGAAAAATAAACGTGCCGCTGTCGTATGTCGGCACGTCTGGACAGCTGGCTGTCAGCATTTACGGCTTTGCAGGCTCTGGTTTTCAGACCAATGTGGGTGTTACCGCAAAGACCGTTGACGGCACAAATATTGGCGAGGCTACGGTTGCATCTGTGCCGTTTGCACGGAACCGCTCGACCGAGCTTGCCGGTACGCTGTTTGTGAAAGTCGGCGTTAATACTATCACAATCGACGATGAATGGCTGGATGACTATGAAATGACATTCTGATATTTTGGAGCACTCATTCGAGTGCTCCGTTACCCTTAAATACAAATGACCCCGTAATGAGGTTCGATCGTGTGGCTGTAATTTTACAAGTTGTGCAGATGGCTTGGCCTGATAGTATCTTCCAGCCCGTGCGGTCGTATATATTCAGGGTATAAGTCTGTCCTACTGTCAGTATGTTGTTTTCTACGTCTGAAGCTGCTGCTACGAGATAGCTGACGTTGACTGACCAATCTTTGCGGCCTGCAATAAAGCTGCGCCATTGTCCCTGAGCTGGAGAGCTGACTTCTATCGTCTCACATCCACATTGTATCTCGTTGGATTTTGTGCCAGCTATTAGGCTGTCGCCCATATAGACAAGTAATGTATTTCCGTTTGCTGCCATATTAAATGTCCCTTTCTTTTTTATATTCGTCATATACTGCCATACGCTGTTCATCGGTCAACGTCATGGTACCATTTTCTAAATAATAGTCGTAAATCATGCCGACATATTTATGTAAGTAGTCAAGACGGTCGCGCAATGGTCGCAACTGCTCGAAATCTTTCAATGTGATACCAAACTCACGACAGAATTCTGGTAGTAGATAGTGACCAAGGCTCATGGCTTGTCCGCGTCTTACTTCCCATTTGATTAGCCGATCTTTTGGCACGCGAACAATATGGAATTCACAGTTCCCGTCTTTGGTGTGAAAAAAACGCTTCACTAAGAATCCAGGATGCTCTCCTTCTTCACAGATACACACCTCATCGCGGTCGTGCGGTGTGAATCCATCTATGTCACTAAAGAATGCGTGACTGCCTGTTAGTATCCTTTTCATTTTAATATTGCTCGTTATATCTTCGTTTCAATAGTTTCACTCGTGTCACATCATCGCCGAGGTCTTTGGTGATGCTGACGGGGTAATACATTTCGTCATCCAGTTCGAGGATTGTCAATGGTGACATTCTATCTTCCAGGCTTTGCAAGTATTCCGTTCGGATATTTACCTTCAACATCTCACCTACCCGGCTACCCTCAGCTACTGCTTCATCAACCAGTTGTACCAGCGGATTGAAAGGCGTGGTGTAGGGTGATGGCGAATCTACTAAACTTTCGCACTCTGTCCCGTCATTATTCAACAACACGTTACTACTGCCAATCACCATCGGCTCGTGTATGCAAAGAATAGATTCGAAGTCAATTTTATCGCTAAAGCCAGCAGTTGATGTGGATTCGTGTTCAATGCGTGTTATTCTGGAATCAATCACACTATTAGTTCTTGCAGTAAAGTTGAGCGTAAGGCCCTGTAAAAGTAATGTATTTTCAAGCGCATCTTTTTTTACTTCAAGTTCAAAGATGTGTATCTGTATCTTTCCTTTAACATGGGTTGATTCACCAGGCATGTTGCTTGGAATCAGTGCTTGGAACTTGTCTGAACCAGAGCATACTATATCGCTTCCTTGATTGCTCCATGTTTGTGTTTCTGGATTATAATGCCATATACCATTTTGGTTGACAATTCTCAGATAGAACTTAAAATTTCTTGAAAATGATATAAAATCAAAATTAATAGTCAGAGTACCCTGAGTGTTGAATTCTGTGTCAACCAATTGGTCTATGTCAAGATAGCCCTCAAACCATGAGGTGACTTCGTAATAGTCCTCTATCATCGAACCGGACTCTCCTGGGACTTGATGATTCTCGTCGGTATTGGCGGTGTATGACATTCGCAGGTAATACTTCCAGTCTTTTCTATCCATTGACCCATTGGTGTTGTAGTAGGCATGGAAGTTATATCCGCTGAATTTCCAATCGCCTGCTGTACCTTCAGTCTGCACCCAATAACCAGAATCTTTGCCTGTTGTCGTTTGGACTGGTACCCAACTTTGTTGCCAGTTGTCTATATCGTTTTCAAAGTCGTCGCCCATCAGGTCTATGTCAAAATTGAAATCATCAATTTCGCACGACACCTTTGCGCTTTTGATACCTTCTGATAGTACGAGTTCTGACCTGTTGTCTGCCAGGCCTTGTGATGGGAACGCGCCCTCATAGAAGTAATGCTTAGAACCTACAGGGACTGCATTGTTCAGTTGGACTTGATCTAACAGGTATATGTCGCGACGACCAACGTAGTCCGTGTTTCGGTTTTTTAGGAAATAGACCGACATGTCTTGGCTTTGGTCGATGTTATGGTTTTTCCCGCTCCGACATGTCCAACCTGCAAATGTACAGAGATACGTCAAAACGTCCAAATTGCTGTACTGATTATTGTTAAACAGTCTTGTGAAAAACTTTTTTGCCAACAGCGAACCTGTTGCGTATGACTCATCAGTAGAAGACAATGCTGGGAATGTTCCTTGAATAAGAACGTTTTCAAAGTCGGTACTCAGTTTATACATCAGCTTTGCTATGGTCATCGTCTCACCTGATGTTTCGAACGTTTTGTATCGCAGGGCTGACAGCGGACACTCTATTGGAATCTGTACTTCTATTTTTCCACGCCACATTTTGAATGTCAGCATACGCGGCTGGATATAGCCGCGCCACAGCGTATTATAGCTACTGCCCAATATTTCGGTGACATATACTTTGCGTGTGCCTCCGCTGACGGGAATGATGCTTCGCACCATTCCTATATTGTCTGTAACTATACTGATATAGCCAGATTGAGTTTTGACCGGTACGAACAAGTTTTCATCGCCCTCTTCCTCTATGTATAGCGGATCAGCAGCAGGAACCAATGCCTCGTCGGTGTTGCCCTGCTTGCCGCTGATGTCTATATGTATCTTGCGGCCTGTGCGTGTCACAAAATCTACAGTCCAATTTGACATAATCTATCCGTTTATTAATCGTCCTAACCCACGGCGTTTGCCGTTGTTGTTTAACATGATGATAAGTTCCTCAGCATCAACGCGAAGTTCGAGCTGCAAGTCTCCCAGTCCGCCACCTTCGAGCTGGCTTGCAATATTTCCCTGCTGGGCGCGATTTAGAATGAGTTCGCCGCTGTTGACCATGATTGGGATATTGTCGCCACTGTACGACGTACCTGGAACAGTCCCAGACCATCCGTTTGCTGCATGCGCAATACCACCATTAGCAAACACCGATAAGAATGAGTTAGCATATAAAGCAGCTGTATTGGCAATAATAGCGGCTGTATTAGATGTCATTGCACTTGCTGAAAATACAGATATAACGGTATTTACACCTTGTATGACTTGCATTACGCTGGATATAGCACCGAGTAATTGGTCAACGCCTTCAGGAAGTTGTAATCCAAGGCCTTTTAGTCCATTTGAAACGTTTGCAAGTCCGCTGATAAATTGTCCAGCTTTAGCGTTGAACTCCTTAAACTCGTTATCTGAGCTTCCTTTATCATCCTTAGCCTTTCCAGTACTGAAGTCGATATTAATGGGGTCAATTACCATTTCCTTCAACTTCTCGTTTATCTGGTCTTGCAAGTTCTGCCAGTATTCGTCTGGAATGCCGTCGCCCTTTATCTTCTCAATGAGAAAGTCTGTCGGAATGTCTATGCCTTCGATGTCGTTCTTGATCTGTGTTTCCAATAAGGTGCGAAGCGTCTGCATGTCGGTCTCGATGTTCGAATCGGACAGCTTGGTGCGTACCTCCATCTCCAGTTTCTCACCAGCCGTCAGCTTTGGTGTGATTGGCACCTGAATAGCTTTGCCGTATTGTTTGCGCAATAGTTTGTCGATATCATCGTCAGTGATGACAGGCTTGATTGGCATTAACTTTGTTTCAGAAACAACGCCTATCAGCTCTTGCACCTTCTGCATGGCCTCCTGGGTGTTGGCTGTGACGGTCATCGTCTTGTCGTCAATGGTGATGCCCTCAATATCGCGGAGCTTTGGCAGGGCTTCGTCCGTAGCCGTGATGGTGACGGTCTTCGGGTCAATGGTAACGCCTTCGATACCATGCAACGCTTTCAATGCGTCGCTGGTGTTGGCCGTGACGGTCATCGTCTTGTCGTCAATGGTGATGCCCTCAATATCGCGGAGCTTTGGCAGAGCTTCGTCCGTGGCCGTGATGGTGACGGTCTTCGGGTCAAGGGTAA